ATAATTTGAATTTATGCCTTTTTCCACGCCCTACAATTTATACTTTACTAAATTATAATTATATATCCTTCACCCTGCGCCCTTCACCTCGCCCCCTGCCCCCTTCCAAACGCGCCATGCACACCATTTTCGCGCTATTTAAATTTATGCTATAATATTGTTATATGCCCGATTTGCCACTTACCCCTATTCAATCGTCTAAAGAAATTGCGTCTGATATTGCTGCTACAGTTGCAGAGTCGCGTGCTGCAAATCAAATTGCGTCAGGAAAAACACAGCAATATATTCGGGACAATGTTTTAAAGCACAATCAACTCTGGTGGAAGAATCTTGAGGCTGATCTTATGGATCCCGATCCATCAGTCCGCCGCATGGCCATGATTGAGTATAATAAATTGCAGTGCAAAGTGCTTCCGAATGAGTTTGCTTCCGGAGATGAGAGCGGTATTGTTTTTAAGGTTGTTTCTTATTCTTCATCTCCATCTCCACAATCATCAATTGATGTTCAAGCAACTCCTTCTGAATCTAATACAAATATAGTTCAAAATCCTTAGGTATTTCTTTCATGCCAAAAGAAATTGTCATTCCTTATAATTTTTCACCTCGCGAATATCAGCTAGAGTTTCTTCAGGCACCACAACGTTTTAAAATCGCTGTGTTCCATCGTCGTGCTGGAAAATCTAAAACGGTTATTAATGAGCAAATTCGCAAGACACAACTCCCTGAGTTAGCGGGGAAGATTTTTTATTATTTTCTTCCTACGTATAGACAGGCCAAATCAGTTGTCTGGGATGAACTTGTTAAGCAACATGTTCCAATGGAGATTGTTTCTAAAATAAACGAATCTGAACTTGCTATTTATTATAAAAATGGTTCAATTCAGCGCTTTGTTGGTTGTGATGATATTGATAAACATCGTGGTATTAACCCTATTGATGTTGTATTTGATGAGTTTTCTGAGATGAATCCTGATATTTGGCATGCGATTATTCAACCGGTTCTCCGTGAAAACCACGGAACGGCAACATGGATTTTTACTCCAAAAGGACGTAATCATGCGTGGGAATTGATTCAACGTGCGCGTGATAATCCGAACGAATGGTTTGTTTCTATTAAGGGAGTTGATGATACACTCGCTCTAACACAAACTGAAATTGACGAAGCGCGTTCAACTACTCCGGAAGCTTATTTTAGACAAGAGTATCTATGTGATTTTTTGGATTCTGCTGGAGCATTTTTTCGTCGTATCCGTGAGAATACATATGATCCAAATGATCAACGTTTCTCTAACGATTATGATCAACCGCATCCAAAACATCTTTATCAAATGGGTATTGATCTTGCGAAATATAACGATTGGACGGTTATTACACCATTTGATCTACATACTTATCGCGTAAAGAAACAACAACGTTTTAATCAGATTGATTGGAATTTACAGAAGGCTGTTATTGAAGCAGAGGCGCGTAAATATAATAATGCAAAGCTCATGCTTGACCGTACGGGTGTTGGAGATCCTATTGTTGAAGATCTTGAACGCAGAGGATTAAATATTGGTGATGATGGTGCGGTGGTTTTTACAAAACAAACACGTCGTGATTTGCTTGATCATTTGGCAATTTTGCTGCAAAGAGATAAAATTAAGATACCGAATGATCCTGGACTCATTGCAGAACTTGAGTCATTTCAATTTTCTTTGAACAGTAAAGGAAAATTGGAAGTTAAAGGCGGTGCAAAAAGTTCAAATGATAAAAACTCAGGATTGCATGATGATCGTGTATTTTCGCTCGCGCTCGCTGTATGGGGCGTGAATCCTGACCTCAAGGATTTATTTACATCTGACGATAATGCTTTTTCGCAAGAAGATGAATACGATAGCGATAAAGATTTTGATCGTTTTGCCGTTATTTAATCTGCTCATCTTATATTTCAACTAAACACAAGTAAAAGCCAACACGTTCTTTCTTTTATGCCACGTAAAACAAAATCTTCTGAACCAAAAGAAAATGAAATTGAGTTAGATTCAAAGGAACAAGAGGATTCGGATGAATCGCTTTTTATTGAAGTTGATTATACGGATGATGAATACGAATATCGCAGCGAGCGTATTGCTCTTTTAACTCAGGCTCAAATTGATTACAACAATCAATGGGATGAGTTAAATGGAATGACTACACAGGAATATTATGATTCTAATTTGCGCGCAGCAAATTCCTTTATTGCACCAAAAAAGAATACTGAGGATACACGTATTGTTACAGGAACCACAGAAGAAAAGGGCGTCTCACTTCTTTCGGCTATTTTGAATTATAATTTAGAACCAAACATTCAAGCTTACGATAAACTTGATTTTCTTGCAGATGAAGTTGGTTCTACAATGGAAGATTTGATTCGTAAATCACGACATATTGAAAACTATGATGATCGTCGTCGTTTGATTTATAAAGAATTACTCGATCAAGGCACTTGTTTTGTTGAGGAGACATGGGTTGAACCTACGCATATTGAGAAAAAATTAAAGAGCGTCGATTGGAAAACAATGGATCCAAGAAAAATTACATGGACAGAGTTGGTAATTGATGATGAACCTCGTTGTGAAACGCGTCTTTTGCGTGGTGATAAAGTGTTTCTTGGAAATTTACGTGAGTTTGAGATTGATAAACAACCATTTATTTTCACTGTTGATATTATTCCATATGAAGTAGCAAAATCTCTTTATGGTGGATGGGCGAGATGGAAATATGTTCCAAAAAATGTTGTACGTACTCCAAATACAGAAAATTCTACATATCGTCATTGGACATTAACAAATGTAGAAAAAGGATTCGTAGAAGTAATCAAATATCAAAACAAATTAAAAAATGATTTCATGATTTCACTCAGTGGTGTGGACATGTTGCCAGCGAAGTTCCCACTTTCAGCGGTATCTCCATCAGGAGGATTCACAATTTCAAAAGGTGATATTTACGCCATTTCACAGTTTTTTGCACTTTCAAAATCTATTCCGGCAAAGACAAAAGTAGATCAAGAAGTTCTTGATGAGATGCTTAAATTAATTGTGCTTAAAACACGAAAATCTTTCAAACCACCAATTGCAAACAACACTGGACGTATTCTTTCACGTAAAGTGATGGAGGCTGGCCAAATTACAAATCAGATTGATCCAACAAAGATTCAAACAATTGGTGATGCGAATGGTGTAAATCAAGCTGAATTTAGTGCATTTCAATTTATTAAAAATATTGTTGATCAAAAATCTGTTTCACCGGCGTTTACAGGGGATATTGCACCTGGCCGTCAAACAGCTACTGAGATTTTGGAACTAAAGAAACAACAAATGATGAAATTGGGTCTTGCTATTTATGGTATTATATCTCTTGAACGACAACTTGCAGAAAAACGTCTATATAATATTTTGGAACATTGGACTCAGGTACAAGATAAAAAATTGAATGAGATAACTGGAAAGATTGAAGATGTCTATAAGATGATTACGGTAGATACAACACTTGAATCTACACAAAAAGGAAAACGTATCATTCAGTTTACACCAAATGTAGGACAATATAGTCCAGATCAGGTAGCTGAGGAAGAAAAAATGTTGTCAGAACAAATGCGTGTACCTGTACGAAAGACATATATACACCCTGATATCTCTAAGGTTAAATATTTCTGGCACATTACAATTAATCCGACTGAAAATGATTCTTCAGATATGGATCGAATCTTGTTTAAACAAGATGTTCAAGATGCTATGACATTATTTGGACCACAGGCACTTAATTTTCCATATCTCATGAAACGATTTGCTGTATTATCAAAACAAGATCCAGAAAAATTCTTTGTTCCTGGTGCCACAGCCCAACCAACACAGGCCGCTTTAGGAGGAGGAGATCAAGGGGGACTTGGCGCACAACTCAATCGTGGTATTGGAACTTCTGCTTCACCTCAAATTTCTACTCCAATTACACAAATGTAAATAAAATATGCCAACACAAAGAAAACCAACACGTAAGTCTCTATCTTCAGGCAATTTTAAACATGAGTTTAATACAGATTCTTTGTTTAAAAATTTGACAGAGAATGAGAAAAAAGAACTTTTATCTTCTGCTTCAATCATTTTTACAAATCCAACATTTAAAAAGATTTACGATGAAATTTTTACAATTCTTGTTCTTGAATTGGCTGGATCTGCTACGCAAGAAACGCTTTTAGAATATCAAGGTAAGCTCAAAGGTATTGATCTTGTTTTTGATACGTTGCAATCCTATCATGTCCAATACGTTGAAATGGTTAAAAAAAATGATGAATTTGATAAATTTAGTGTTATTTAATAATTAACATAATAATTTTCTATGCCAATTACTGCTTATGATGAGTTTGGGAAAGAAATTCCAGAACTTTATACATCAGATGAAGCAAAGGCTCTTCAAACAGAACTTGAAGAGACAAAACAAAAATTAACAAAATTAGAAAATAAAGATTTTAACTTTCGTCGTTTAGAACAAATGACAGAAGAAGAGAAGTCAAAATTAAGCGCAACAGAAATTGCATTAAAACAAAAACAAGAACAAATTGAAGAGGAGCAGAAAAAATTTGTTGAATCGATGGTTGGAGAAAGAAAAAATGATATTTTTAATGAACTCGCCGGAGGAGATGAAGAATTATTAAAAAAGTTAGAGGCTAATTTCTCTCGTATTAAAGATTCTGATAATGCAAAAACAGCATCTGAGATTCGTGCGGTAGCACAAGAAGCATTTCTTCTTGCGACTGGAGGACGTATTCGTACAAATTCCTTTAGCTCTGCCGTGAATGTAAGTGGAAACTCACCATCTGTATCTAGTAAAACATCAAAAATTAGCGATGAATTAGCTGGACTTGCTTCAAATCTTGGAATTTCTGAAGATGATTTTAAAAAATATTCTAAATAATCATTTTTATGACAAAAGAAACAGAAAAAACACAAGAAAAAGTTGAAGATTTAGTCTCTTTAGAGCGTTCTGAGCTAGAAAAGCTGATGGATCGTATTAAACGTCTTGAAAGTGCCGCAGATAAGGCACAATTGGCTCGTTTTGATGAAGCAAATAAAGGTAAATTAACTTCGGTCGTACGTTTACGTAAATATCAAGATAAAGTTGTATTATCATGGGATAATATGATTAAAAATACGGTTGAAAAATCTCCAAAAGGAGGTTGGAGCGAAGATCAATCTGTAAAACTTAATTATGCAGACGGAACAAGTGAAGAAGTAGATTTAGTTATTTTTAATCGTTATTACACTCATATTTCAGCTGAAGTTTTGTCAGAAACAAATGATAAAAAATCAGGAGCATTGTTTTATGATGTACTAACATCTGATGGAGATACTTTAAAAATTGATACACGTTTTCTTAACTAAAACATTATGTTTATTGGAGAAAAAGAAATTAAATCTCAAGAAGTATCTGAAAAAGATCCAAATTATATTATTTTGGAACTCGAGGACGGATACAAACCAACAATTCATAAAGATTTGTTTGCATTATTGGCCACTGAAGAAAAAGGAGATGGTTTGATTACTGATCATGTACGTGATTATTTTGCCCGTAAATTTGTGGCAGAACTAGCTCAATATGGTATTGAATATTATTTGGTATCACAAATTGGTATTGGTATGGAGACACTTTGTCACAATTTACGTGAAGATTTATTCCGTCATACATTTGAATGTGGTGGAGCAAATGAAATCCGTCTTGATCGAATTGTAGAAGAAAAATAAATGTGATATAATAGTATTAGACTTACGTGTTGGTTAGTCTAAAAGTTGCCATACTTCTTTTAAGATTATGGCGACTTAAATGAAAAACCAATCGAGGGTGCTTCCCGCGTTAAAATAAGCCATACTTTTATTCGCAGATTGTAAACTGCGTCACCAAAACACGAGTATCAAATATAAATACTGGTGTTTTTTGTATTTATAAAATTGATACAGGACTCGTTAATTAAATTATTTATTTTTATGTTTTCACTTTACAAAGGAAAGACAAAAACAATGTGGCTACCTGTTACTCCTTCAACAGCTATCGGAAATGGTGCAGCAGTATCTTTTTCATCCGGCAAGTTGATTGCGGCTACTAATACAGAAAAACCATATAATATTGTAGGTATTCTTAAAAAAGCGGTTGCAGCTACGGATTCAGATTATGCTTTGGACCGATTGGTTCCTGTTGAAGTTCCTGTAGAAAAAAATGTTGAATGGACATTTGATGTTTTAGATGGAACTCTTGCCGCTACAGATGTTGGTACATACAAAGATCTTAACCAATTAGATACTGGACTAGGAGTCGATGCTGGTGCTTCCTCACTCGATGTTGTGTTTGTTACTCGTTTCTTGAGTGCGTCAAAAGGACGAGGAGTTTTGAACACAGGTCCAGGATCTGCAATTAACAACTAATTTTTACCCATAGATTTATATGGAACTTAATACAATTTCCCAATCGGATTTTACAAAATTGGCGAATGTGTTGTGGGGAAAGGCTTATGAAAGCGTACCACAAGTCATGCGAAAATCCGGCCTCGTTAAAGAGGTTCCAATTTCAGCTAACTCAGGAAATACACGTGAATTTTCTGAAATTGACGGAGAAGAATTTGCAAAATTGAAATCAGAAAGTGATCAAGCTGCTCGCGCTCGTGTGCAACAAGGATACTCAAAAACCATGTATCAAAAGCGCGTCGCTTTGGATATTGGTATTTCTTACGAAATGCGTACACAAAACAAGTATCCAGAGGTCGTGTCTCGTTTGACAAATCTTGGTACTCAAGTTGCTAAGCGTCTTGAATTAGATCTCGCACATCGTATTTCTTTTGCTGCATCTACATCTTATACAGATATGGATGGACAAACAGTCGATGTTTCTGTGGGAGATACTCTTGCTCTTGCTTCCTCTGTACACACTTTGCGTGGATCTTCTTCTACTTTCCGCAATATTCTTGCAAATAACCCAAAACTTTCTAAAGGTGCTCTGGAAGGAATGGAACGATTGGTTGTTGAAGAAACTCTTAACCAATTTGGTGAAAAGAAAACAATGGCATTTGATATCTTGTGGACAACTGATGATCCAAATACCGTAAATACAGCACGTGAACACTTGCAAGCAACAGCAGAAGTCTCTGCTGCAAATGCTGGAGTGCCTAACGTGTATCAATCTAAATATCGTCATGTTGTTCTTCCTTACGTTGCTACAACAGCAGCTGGAGCAGTTGATTCAACAAAGCGTTACTTCTGGGGATTGGCTTCAAGTGCAATGTCATGTTTCTACCTTGGTATGTGGGAAGAGCCACACATGAAGGCTCCATCCGCAGGAAATAATGGAGAAGATTTCTCTACAGACGATTGGAATTACGGAGCACGTGGTGGATACGGAATTGTAATTCCAGGTGCATCATGGTTCAAACTTTCTAAAGGAGATGGAACTGCTTAATTTATTCTAAATTTAGCGAAAAAGTAAATCCCAAATTATTTGGTGATACTGGTTGGACGGTGGTTTTCGCTTAAATCTATTTATGCGATATAATAAAAATTCAGGATACGGCCAAATTGTTGGCCAGCTCCCATTTACAGGATCCGGAAAAGTATTTGCAGTAGGCGATTCAGGAACAGTAAATCGCGACATGCTACAAGATCTTTTTGATGTAGATGTTGATGGAGTAGTTCGTTTCTTTGCTGATGTTGATTCAGCTATTGGCGCATGTACAGCAAACGCAGGCGATGTGATCTTTGTGATGCCTGGACATACTGAAACAATTTCTGCTGCATCTGGTATTACTTGTGATGTGGCCGGTGTCTCAATTATTGGTCTTGGAAATGGTTCAGATAAACCCGTATTTACATTTGGAACAAGCAATGCGGCTTCTGTAGTCGTATCGGCAGATAATGTAAAGATCTTAAATATTCGAGGTCTTGCAGCTATCGATGGACTTACAAAACCGTTCGATGTAACAGGTGATCAATGTTCATTTGATGTAGAATGGTGGGATGGATCTAGTACGGTTGAAGCTGCAACAGTATTTAAACTCAATGGTGCAAACAATTTTGATCTAAAATATAAGCATCTTGGTTATACAAATGGAGATGCTTCGGTAAAACCAGTATCTGTTATTGGATGTTCAAACGGAAAGATTGATATTGATGGATATGGTCTCGTATCTACATCTTGGGTAAACTTTAATACAACCGCATCTTCAAACATTTCTGTACGAGGACGTTTGTATACACAAGGAATTACTGATTTCTCACGAGATGTTGTTGATACTGTATCTGGGTCTAAATGGGATGCCGTTTTATTTGACGCCTCATTTGGAGGAAATGTCTCTGGAGGTTCAGCAGCCGCATTAGCGTCTGATGATGTATCAGCACTCAATACAGCAACTGGAACTGTTTTCTCTATTACTAAGGTTGTTACTCAAAGTGCCATAGTATCTGGTGGATTGGATTTATCTGGTGTTTCATCAGGTACTCTTCAAGTAGTTGACATGTATGTACAAAATGGATCAACCGCAGCTGATTCAGTTGGTCATGGGGCAACAATGATTGCTTATACAAACAACTCATTTGGATCAGGATCTTTTTGGACAGCTGCTCAAGCAAAACTTTCTGCCAATGCTAACGTTGGAGGATTTAATGCTACAACTTGGACAAGCGGAACAATTCTTGAAACAGGTAAGAAATTTTCAATTAAAGCAATTGGAGAAGATTTCACTACTGCAGGTACAATGAAAGTAACACTTATTTTGCGACGACTATCAGATGGCGCAACAATTGCTGCCGCTTAATTCTTAGTCATGTTTTTGGGTGGTGGAGTACTACACCGCCCTATAAACATGAATTAAATATATGTTGAATAAAACTCAATTAAAAAATGTTCGTACCGCAGCTATTTTAACAAATGCGTATGTTGCTGGAACCACACTTACCGATTGTGGTGCATACAATCAATTGACATTACGTATTAATTTTACAAAAGGAAATCTTACTGATGCACAGATTAAAGTTGAATATTCTGAAGATGGAACAAACTGGACGCAAGAAACTTTTGACTCAGTTTCCGGTGGTGTAAATACACTTTCTGCTGGTGTTTTAAAATTATCAGCAACAGGAGCTTACACAGAACATATTAATTTTATTGCCGATCAAATTAAAATTAGCGCAATTGGAACTGATGATGTGACAAGTTCATCATTAAAAATTGATGCTATCTTGAGTATTGCTTCATAAAATATGCCATTCTCAAATAAACAAGATTCATCTCAAAATTTTGTTGATCTTGATATTGAGAGACAAAAACAAGATTCATTGAGTGAATTGCAATTAATTCAAGAAAAAATACGAATTTTAACTCAAAAAGAATCAGAATATGAAGAAATTATTAAACAAAAAGAAGTCATTTTCATGGAGATTGTTGATAAAAAAAATCAATTTAAAAAACTTGAAAAGGAGCATCAAGAAATTGTTGAAAAAAGTAAATTAGAAAAAATAGATATTGAAAATTGCAT